TGGTGAAGACGGTTCTGCTAAGGCATTCGTTAAGAACAAAGCAGACTACATGGGAAAACTTGAAGACGCAATCAAGGGTTTCTATAAATATTACGAAGAGAAGACAGGTAATAAACCAAGCTAGTCGCTCTCAAAGGGGACTTACATGAATAAAATCATATCAGGAATAATTATGGGAATGCTATCAACAATAGCAGTAACATTGTTTTCAGTTACAACAGCTGTAGCTGATGGCCACTATAATTTTTTCCGTTCACATGCTCCAATTATATGTGGAGATACAAAGACAGTAATGGAGTATGGAAGTGAACAAGGGTGGACACCATTTAGTGTTTCATTCGGTAAAACGAACGGTAAAGAAGATGGTGATATTGCATTTGTAGTTACACATTGGTTGAAACAAGGTACAACTGAACAAATGGTAACAATGCAAGCACCAGATGGTTCAGAGGCTTGTATATTGTATATAAGTTTTGATACAACAATTAATCCAAGTTTTAATCTAAAAGGTTTGGATCTATAAGAATTAGTCGTTGACGACAATTATGGTAGACATGCTGGACGAGGGTGCGATTCCCTCCAGCTCCACCATAAACACATTTACAGAGTGTGCTTATGATGGGGCTGATATAGGTTTCGACAGGTGTTGAGAAAATTGTAAGAGATTAATAGGTGGCAACCTTTCATGCTAATTAAACGCAAACGATAATAACTTTGCATTAGCGGCTTAGTCGCTTAGGGTTTTGTGGGTTGTACCTCGTAACAGAAACAATCCACGCTTTACATTATTAACAATAAGTGATATATTATACATATGAATAGCAAAGAATTTAGTTTAATTATAGAAGGTGTGGTCAGAGAAAAAAGACCTATCACTTACATGGATGCCATATTATGGTATTGTGAAGAAAATAAAATCGAAGTAGAAACGGTCGGCCGATTGATTTCTAAAGCACTAAAAGAAAAAATCCAAGTAGAATGTACTAACGCAAACCTATTAAAATTACCGGAGGCAGGGAAATTACCAATATGAACATACAACTAATTGACAAAATGGGAAGTGACGCTTCCATAGTAAATGCAGCTCGAGTTTCTTTCGGTAAAGAAATTTCAGAGATGAGTGATAGAGATGAAAAGTTAATTAAGTATTTGGCAGAGCATGAACATTGGTCACCATTTGCTCATGCAAGTATGCAGTTTAGAATTAAAGCACCAGTATTTGTAGCAAGACAATTAGTAAAACATCAAGTTGGTCTTGTATGGAATGAAGTGAGTCGTAGATATGTTGATGATGAACCAGAATTTTTTATGCCATTCATATGGCGTGGTAAACCAGAAAACAAAAAACAAGGGTCTAGTGATAAAGAAATAGAATATGATATTACACCTACAATTAAATATGTAAAAGAAACATATCAAAATTTATTAAGAGAGGGTGTAGCACCTGAAATGGCAAGAATGGTATTGCCACAAAACATGATGACAGAATGGATTTGGTCAGGAACATTATATGCTTTTGCTCGTGTCTGTAATTTAAGAAATAAACCAGACGCACAAGAAGAAACAAGAATGATAACACAACAAATGGAAAAACATATGCAAGACCATTTTCCTATTAGTTGTAAATACCTTTTAGATGTTAAGACATTTAAAGAAAACTGGAACATATGAAGAAGTATAAAGATAAGATAGATGACTTTTTTAAATGGGTAAAAGGAACTGAACTAGTAGAACTAGATGATATTGATGTATCAGAGGATCCTGTAAGACCTGAACTTACTCTTGGTTTTCGTATCATGCATGGCCGAAAAATATTTGGTCTAAAATATAAGAATGAAATTGAGGCGATTGTTTGTGTTGCATATTGTCCTGAAGTACCATTTACTGTTAGAGAAATGGATTACATGTCACAGGCTGCCAATCAAGACGGTCAACGAGGCGAAATTGTTGTTGCATATACTGTATGGTCAAGAAAAAGAGGTGCAGGTAAAGAGATTATAAAAAAACTAGGTGAATGGGTACAAGAAAACAAATTTAAAAGATTAGTTACACTATCACCTTTAACACCTATGGCAACCCATTTTCATATTAGAAATGGTGCTAAACAGGTACATATTAATGATGAAACACAAAACTTTGAATATAAGATTGTATGATGTATGGTGGATTTGATGTATTTAAAACATATTTGGCAGTCAAAAATCATTTCACCTCTGACTATGATTATTTCAAATATGGTGGTAGGGTTACAGCAAAGTTGGAAAGCTTTACGAAAAGGTCAGATAGGTATTTTTTTCATAAACTATCTAAAAGATATGATGAACGAGATATCTTGGATTTCTTTGTTGCTAATTTTGCTGTTGATGGCAATAAGTGGGTGGGTAATATTTTAAACAATGAAGGTGCTGAGAATTATACCAAGTTTAGAAAGTTTAAAGACAACTTTGACTATCATTTCAGGAATGATTGCGTATCTATTCGTAATGACCTTGCTAACCGTGATATTTTGTTTAATGATGGTTTTCTCGTACATAGCGGCCAGCATCCTAGAATTTTACGATTACATATCCAAAAACGAATTCACATCCAGACCACCGTCATACTTGATTCAGTATTATCGTTTAGTAAGGTATGGAATAAAGAGATTAACGAAAAAGTTGTATGGCCTAAAATCGCACATACGCTTACCAAGTTAAAACCATTTGTAAAATATAATGAAACAAAAGTTAAATTAATAATGAAAGATGTATTTGTAAATGACTAAAGAAGAAGTGAGAAAGAAATTAGACGATAAGATAAAAGAATTGAACTCTACCAGAGTATTCAAAAAGATTACACCAAAAGGTGACTTGTCTTGGTATATCAAATGGGTATCTAGTATATTCATTATTATTGGTATGGCATTATCAAGTGCAAACATATTTCCCTTGAACATTATAATTCATGGGATTGGTGTATCAGGTTGGTTAGTTGTAGGTATGCTATGGCATGACCGTGCATTAATCTTCCTAAATGCAGTTGCTATTTTCGTATATGCAACTGGTCTCTTAAATCATTATTATGGGTAAAAGAATGGAAAAGATTAAAGAATTTTGGATGTCATCTTATGAATCAGATAGAGTGGCATTCTACTACGAACTAGTAAGTTTTATTTTTATTGTCGGCGCAAGTATGACAATGGCATTTACGGCTGACAATCCAGATATGAGATACATCTATCCAGGTTATTTCATTGGTAGTTTGACAGCCGTATATGCACACTATCGAAGAAAACTAGCATGGCCTACAATGTTAGTAGGTTACTTTACACTTGTAAACATGTTTGGTTGGACTGTTGCAATGGGGTGGTTTTGAAAAGAGTTTTTATAATTGGTAATGGCGAAAGTCGTAAAGGTTTTGATTTAGCAAATCTACGACAACACGGTACCATTTATGGTTGCAATGCAATTTACAGAGATTTTATGCCAGATGTAATTACTGCTGTAGACCATGGTATTATGCATGAGATTTATCATGCTGGTGTGGCAGATATTATACCATCTTATTTTAGAGATTGGACTAAAGTGCCTGCCATGACATATGAACAAATGATTTTAGGTGGCATGGACAAGATAGAGGCAAAGAAACATTTAGATGAGATATTGGTTACCAATGAAAGAGGTGACGCAACAGAATATGTAATGCATGGTTCAACATTGAGTGGTATTGTTGACATGATAAAAAGAAATGGTGAAAAATCTAAAAAGAACATAAATCAATCTACAATCAAAGTATCATGGATTACAAAGAATGATAAGTCTGTTTCATTGACAGATATTATGGACAAAGACCATGGTTGGGCTTGTGGTGCAAGTGCAGGTTATATCAGTATTTTAAGAGAACAACCAAACGAAGTTTATATGATAGGTCACGATTTATACAGCCATAATGCAAATGTTAATAATCTCTATAAGAGTACCAAACATTATGTAGCAAAGGAGAACGGTCCTACGCCTGCCATCAATTGGATTAGACAATGGTATACCTTGGCAGACTGGTATCCTGACATAAAATTTATCAAAATCAACAGATTCAATGACGGCCGTGATAAAGTCAATGGTCCTATTGACGAGTGGAAAGAACGAAAAAATATAATATACGCTGACTATTCCACGCTTGACAATCTAGCGTGAATAGTGTATATTAGTAAACAATATGCGTAAAGTAACATTATTTGCAAATCTTGTTATCTGTCTGGCTGAAAATTGCTTAAGAGGGCAAAAGGCATGGGCAAGGAGGGTTATGGCCGAATGGCTGAAGACACCTTGTTTAGTTGCGAGTAGGGACCATCTTCATTCAAGAATGGACTCTTCCCGGAAACTTGTGGGTAAATCCATGAATCCCACGACAGACGCATATTGTTTTAACTAGAGGATATAATGAATACAATTAAGAAACACACATTTAAATTTAGAGAAGGCGATTCAGACGAAAAAGGTGGCTGTACATTTGTCGGTGGTACATGGAAAGATGTAACTACAGATGACCTTTTCAAAGGCAAGAGAATTGTAATGTTCAGTTTGCCAGGTGCATTTACGCCAACATGTTCAAGTGAAGAATTACCAAGTTATGATAGAATGTTTAGTGAGTTTAAAGAACATGTAGATGATGTTTATTGTGTATCAGTAAATGACGCATTTGTAATGAATGCTTGGGCAAGAGATTTAGGAATAAAACATGTAAAGATGATACCAGATGGTTGTGGTACATTTACTAGTAACATGGGAATGTTGGTTGCTAAACCTAAACAAGGTTTTGGCATGAGGTCTTGGAGATATGCAGCTGTTGTAAATGACGGTAGAATTGAAAAGATGTTTGAAGAACCAGGATTTAACAATTTCTCTGATGATGATGACCCTTATGTGGTATCAAAACCAGAGATTGTAAAGAATTATTTAAAAGGTTGGATGAATGACTCATAAAACTCTTATAAATAATAATGAGGCCGAATTATACAGGTCACACGAAAACAACGAACACATATAATACAAGGAGAAAAAATATGGATTTCGAAAGTCTAAAAAAGTCGTCAAGTAATTTTGACGCAATCACAAAAGCTCTGGAAACTAAAATGCAACCAGAGAACCAACAATCAAACAACAAGTATCAAGACGACAGGTTGTGGAAACCTGAACTAGATAAAACTGGTAATGGCTATGCTGTTATTCGTTTCTTGCCTGCTTCTAATGGTGAAGAAATGCCATGGCAGAGAGTTTGGACACATGCGTTTCAAGACAAAGGTGGCTGGTTTATTGAGAACTCATTAACAACTCTTAATCAAAAGGATCCTGTTAGTGAAGAGAATACTAGATTGTGGAATACTGGTGTTGATAGTGACAAAGAGATTGCTAGAAAGAGAAAAAGAAAATTATCTTACTATGCAAACATCTATGTTGTATCAGACCCTAAACATCCAGAGAACGAAGGACAGGTAAAACTGTATAAGTTTGGTAAGAAAATCTTTGATAAGATTACTGAAGCCATGCAACCAGCGTTTGAAGATGAACAAGCAATCAACCCATTTGATTTTTGGAAAGGTGCAAACTTTAAACTGAAAATTAGAAAAGTTGATGGTTATTGGAACTATGACAAATCCGAATTTGAGGGTGTTACGCCATTGAAAGAGTCAGATGACGAAATCAAGGCTATTTGGGAAAAACAATATCCTCTAAAACCATTTGTTGACCCTAGTAATTTTAAGACCTATGATGAACTCAAAGAGAAACTGAATAGGGTAATTACGGGTACGCAAAGTACAGCGACAGTAGACTCTGTAGACCTCCCACCACAGACTACAACGGCTGTAGAAATGCCAAAGGTAAGCGAATCGACGCCTGCTAGCGAAGATGATGATACATTATCTTACTTTAGTAAATTAGCAGACGAAGATTAATCCTTTCTCTCTCTTTACCTAACGCATTGACCGATAGCGAGAAATCGCTATCGGTTTTCTTATAAATAGTGGTATGGCAATTGATATATTTGAACCATTAAAAGATTTACAAGGTAATAAGTTAAAGAGTGCTACTTGGTACAGAAACGCTGTATCTCTTATCGCAGATAGAACTAGCCCTAGTGAATTGTTTTCATCTGGTAAGTTACTAGGTAGACCTAGTGCTGGTCGTATGAGTATGTTCTTTTATGACCCTAAGACAAAGGCAAGAATGCCTTACTACGATACATTCCCTCTAGTATTACCGTTAGAGCCTATGAAAGGTGGTTTTATTGGTTTAAATTTTCACTATCTACCATATGGCGCCAGGTTTGCATTTTTACAACAATTGCAGGCACTAGCAAGTAATGGTAAGTTTGACCAATCAACTAAAATTCAAGCTACATATGACCAAGTAAAGTCTAATAAATATGTAAAGGCAAGTATTAAAAGATATTTGTACTCACAAGTTAGGTCTCAATTTTTGAGAGTTAATGTAGATGAGATGGCATTAGCAGCTTATTTACCAGTCGCACAGTTTCAAGGTGCTTCATTGGGTACTGTTTTTGCTAGAAGTAGGAAGACATACTAATGGATAGAGATAGAACAAAACAATTAACTGAACACGCAAGACAAGTGAACAGAAAAAAACAAGAATTAAATCTTACAAAAAATCTACGAAAAGAGGTAGAGGTTGGTGCTAATGGTACACAAAAATATGTTATCAAGCACGGTGTTAATAAGGGCAAGGTACTATAATGGCAATTTTAAGAGGCGGTACAAGAATATTTGGTCAAGATATTAGAATAGGTATTCCTAGAGATAAATCTTTAGTCAATGTTGCTGGTGATAAAAGATTACAAAGAAGACCAGGTAATCCTGGTTCTACAGTAGGACAATTCATATCGCAAATTAATATGGGTGAGGGTGTTGCTAGACCTAATAGATATCTTGTAAGATTTTGGTTAAACAGTAAACTAAAAACTGGTACCTACGGACAAAATATACAAGGCGGTCCACCACCTAGACAAAGAAACGATTATTATACAAATGCAGAAATGTTAAGAAACATTAATATGATGTGTAATAAAGTTACTATGCCGAGTAGAGATGTTAACACAACAAAACACATTACATATGGACCAGGTAGAGAAATGCCTTATGCATATTCATATCCAGGTAATATTGAGTGTACTTTTTATGGTGACAAATATTTAAGACAACGAGCATTCTTTGAAGCTTGGCAGACACAAATGTTTAGTGAAGATTCACACAATATGAATTATTATGATGATTATATCGGTCACATGGACATCTATCAATTAGGTGCTTCAGGTGGCGAAGGCGATAGAGATAGAATTACATACGCAGTTAGATTAGAAGAAGTATATCCAGAAACAATCGGTTCTATTGAATATGATTATGGTGCAAATGACACATTAATAAATGTACCAATTAATTTAAGATATAGAAAATGGAGAAATTTAACAATAGACGATATAAATTTAGCAAGTATTGGAAAAAGTCAAGGTGATGTACCTACAATTAAAAAGGGACAAGACTTTGGTTTATTTGGCGGATTATTAAGTAAGTTGCCGCCTGAACTTCAAAGAGCAGGTAAACAGGTTCTTGACGCAGGTCGAAGAAATTTACCAATTGGAAAAGTGACCGGTGGAAGAGTGACGCCTCCATTCCCACCACTTACATAATTTAAAAAGGAGATAATATAATATGGCATTACCTATATTAGAAACGCAGACATTTGAATTGACATTGCCTTCAGCTGATGTGGTAGTAAAGTTTAGACCTTTTCTTGTGAAAGAAGAAAAGATATTACTACAAGCATTAGAATCCAATGAACCAAAACAGATTAGTCAATCGTTAAAAGATATTGTAAAATCATGTACATTTGGTCAACTAGACGGTGAGAATATGCCGACATTTGATTTAGAGTATGTATTTTTACAAATTAGAGCCAAGTCAGTTGGTGAAATAACAAAACTAAGAATGTTGTGTCCAGATGACAAAACAACTTATGGTGAAGCAGAAATTGATTTATCAAAAGTGGAAGTACAAGTTGACGAAACACACACAAACAATATTATTGTCGATAAAGATAAGAATATTGGTATTATTATGAAATACCCAACAATTGATTCTGTTGACACAAGCAAAAATGTTAAAGGCATGAGAACTGAACAGTTATTTGAAATGATTTCTTCTTGTATGCATGAAATATATGAGGGAGAAAAAGTACATTCTGTAAAAGATTATTCTAAAGAAGATTTAAATAACTTTTTAGAAGGTTGTAACGGTGATGTATTTAAAAAGATTAACGAATTCTTTGAAACAATGCCCATGTTAAAACATGAGTTTGAATTGGAGAATCCTAAAACAAAGGTAAAGAATAAGATAGTGTTAAAGGGAGCGCAAGATTTTTTCGTATTGCCCTCTCTCACGACAGCCTAGAGAATTATTATCAAACTAATTTTGCTCTAGTACACCATCATAAATATTCTTTAACTGAGTTAGATGGAATGCTTCCTTGGGAGAGGGAGATTTATATACAACAATTGCTTAAATTCCTCAAGGAAGAAAGAGAACGAGCAATGGAGAGGGCTAATAAACGAAGATGAGTACAGAAATAAAAGAAGATGTTAAGGTTGCAGAACCTAAACAAAAAATACAGGTTGATTTAGAAGTTGATACTTCAATCAAAGACCTAGGCATTAATCCGTATGCTAAACTGATTCATATGGCAAGAGCTGTTGACGCATGGAGAATATTTCCAAGGTTGTTCTTAACAGTTTACATTGTTCTATTATATAAATGTGTAATATGGTATATGAACTTGGCTGCTCCGACTATGGAACAGAGTGGGTTAATTAGTATCGTTGTTGGTGCTGGCGCTGCCTGGTTTGGTCTGTACACAGGAACAAGTAAGAGTAAGAAATAATGGCTTCAATCGACCAAGCATTAAGTATAGCTGCGACACTACAAAATAAGGTAGGTCAATCATTCTCAGCAGCTAATAGTTTACTACCACCTGATGATATGCATAGCACATTGTTACAAGCTGGGGCTATGGGTGCAAACACAAATGTGCTTGGCGCATTATACCAAGGTCAACAAAGGTTATATGAGTGTACTGAAAATATAGCCTCATTGTTACAACAACAGGTTGACATGGCGATTGATAAAGACCGAAAAGAAAGAGAAGCATTAGCAGAATTAGAAAAAGAAAAACTTGGCGCTGATGGTCCGATAGGACCACAATTACCTGAAGGTGGAATACCTGAAGGAGATATGGATGGTGCAGGTTTTAATCTAGGTAATTTATTTAGTGGCGCTTTAGGTGCTATCTTTGGTGCAGGTGGTGTTATTGCTACCGGCGCAGCTAGTAGATTTGCAAAAGGTTTAGGAAAAGGATTAGTAAGAGGTGGATTTTATGGGTTGTTGGCAAGTTTTCTTGCAAAACCACTTATAGAATTTGTTGAAGATGGTATACTAAAAGTAGATATACCTGAAACAGAAAAAGCAGACATGGAAACTGCTATCATGGCCACAGCCGCTGGTGCAGGACTATTTGGCAAAAAAGGTGCCTTTATTGCATTAGCAGGTGTAGGTATCAAAGGTGTTTACGACTATTTGACAGGTAAGTCAGATGATATTTCAAAAACAGAGTGGGGGTCATTATTTGCAGGATTAGGTGGTATCGCTATTACAGCAGGACCATTATTAACAGGTGCGATTAAAGGTATGGCAGCCTCAGGTATAGTTGCTAAATTAGGCACAGCTGCATTTGCTATTTCAGCAGGACCATTTTTACTTGCAGCTGGGTTAGGTTTAGCTGCTGGTGCAGGTGCAAAATATATGGCTGATGAAGCAAAAGAGATGAGAGCATATTTACTTGACCATTTAGATAAATTAGTACAAATTACAAATGAAGAATTTGCAAAACAACTTAAAGAAGAAGAAATATCTTTAAAAGAAAGAATATTTGGTGGTGGTTTAGTATCATTATTTGGCGGTGAAGTATCGGCGTCTGAACAAATTAAACAGGCTACAGCATCAGGTAAAGAAGAATTTAGAGATGAGGGAGCATTAACAACTGATTCATCAAATGTTTTAGTAAAAACTGCTGAACAATACGCTGCTTTGAGCACAGCTGATGTAAAAGAATTACTATTAGATAAAGATAAATTTGCCGACACGATTTCATCATTTCAAAATTTAAGAGATTTAGCAGCTCAAGGTGCATTTGGTAGTGAGAGTAAACCAGTCTTATCTAAATTATTAATGTTTGGTGATAAAATAAGAGAAGCTTCAAAAGAATTAGTCGCAGAGGGTAAAGCAGGTCAAAATTTCAAGATTGGTATAATTGCAAGAGGTCAAGGTAATGCTGATTTTGGTAATATTGACATACTAGAAAAGATTGCCACATTTGGCGGTGAAGAAAGATTAAGAAACCAAGAAAATTTAATTGCTGAAACAACAGCTACACTTGCTGAATTAAAAGCAGAAAGAGAACGAATAGATAAACCTGGTGTATTTGACACAAAAGAAGAAAATGCTCTTGATAAAAAAATAGCAAATGCAAACTATTTACTTAGAATTCAAGAGGGTGAATTAAAAAGATTAAATGTATCATTTAACAATCTTACAGGTAGTGTAGGTTTTGATTATGAAACATTAAAGAATTTATACACAGATGAAGAATTAAAGAAACTATTTGAAAAAAGTATGATGACACAGGCAGAAAGAGTAAATGAGGCATTTAATAACTTCAAGGCGATGGAATTAGCACACGGTGTCAATACAAATGTTCAAACAGATATTAAGACGAACAATCAAAGTATTAAACATGGTGATATAATAACCACACCACCTAGTCACACAGTTGACGGTCATTTACAAGGTGCTAACTAATATTGAC